TGTCACTACTGTGAGGAGAACAGTATAGAGATTGATAACGTCAGTAAACTCATATCTAAACCATTGAAAGAAAAGTTGAAGTGTAATGCCATAAATCTTAACTATCTAAAAAGAACTTCTAAAGCAAAATTCTCTATCTGAGATGAACTTTATTGGCATAGGTGGTGCCCGTCACGACACAAGTATCGCTGCATTAATTGATGGTGAGTTTAGGTATAGGAAAAGTGAACGTGCCTTCGGAATCAAACATCATAAAGCAAATGATGAATGGTTCAAGTCTGTACTAGATGAGTGGGGTGTTGATGAGAAAGATTCAAAGGTTGTGTACACTGACTCAGGGGGAAATCGACTTTTTGTTTACAAAAAAGGGCAAAAAAAATTCGCCAAATTTTTTGACCCTATAGGTTTTCGTAAGAGAGTAAGAAAACCATACAACGACGAAGAATTTATTCAAGAAGGTGATATAATTTGTATCGATCATCACACTGCACACATACACTCTGCCTTATCCAATTGTTCACAGCATGCTGCATTTGATGGATGGGGTTCAGGTAGAAATACTGGTCTGACAATAACTTCTGATGGACAGAAAAGATATAAAGATCTCTCTATTGGTAAGTTCCTATCATACCTTGGATATGCCATGGACTTCAAAGGCATGGAAGTAGACTTTCCCGGTAAGGTCATGGGACTACAAGCGTATGGCACACCCGACATAGAATTAGCAAAGCAGATCAATCAAGATAATATACTTGATCTCTGTGGTGAATGGATGCATAAAGGTGTTGATAGTAGAGATCCAAAGTTTCAAGATTTTGTAGCGACTGTGCATAAGGCATGTGAACTTATACAATTAGAATATTTTAAAGTATTCGACAAAGATAAAAAGATTTCTTGCTCCGGTGGTGTGATGTTGAACACAGTCATCAACACCGAACTAAGAAAGACTTACGATATAGATATACTACCTCATGTATATGATGGTGGTCTCAGTATTGGTGCACTCAGATATGCTGTAGGACATGACTTTAATATGGGTAACTTTCCTTACTGTCAAGATGATTATGCTCCGGAGGAAGTACATGATCAAACTATCGAAGAAGCAGCAGAACTATTAGCACAGGGTATGATTGTTGGGTGGTATCAAGGACATGGTGAAATTGGACCTAGAGCATTAGGAAATAGAAGTATACTTATGAATCCAATGATCAAGAATGGTAAAGATATTTTGAACTCTCGTGTCAAAAAAAGAGAATGGTGGAGACCATTTGGAGCATCAGTATTGAAGGAGAAAGCAGCAGAATATTTTGACATTGATGACTCTCCGTACATGCTATACAATGCAAAGGTAAAACAATCTGGATTGGATTCTATTACACACGTTGATGGCACATGCAGACACCAAACCGTCACATATGAATCGAATCCTATATACTACAAATTAATAAGTGCTTTTGAAAAGAAAACTGGTTGTCCCATTCTTCTCAACACATCCTTGAATATTGGTGGCAAACCCATCGCAGGGAGACCAGAAGATGCCGACGTTCCGGGTCTTGATGCATTGTTTATAGGTAATTTAAGATGAGTGTCTATTGCACATACCCATGGAAACAATTGTTTAGTGATTCTTACGGTGTTTATATGCCTTGTTGTATGGCGACTGTAGATCATCCTCACAATGGTTGTTGGAACAGTGGCAAATCAGATTTTCCTGCACCAAAAGTAGATGATATTTCACCGTCTGAATATTATTACTCAGACTATATGAAACAATTAAGATCTGACATGAGAGGTGGTAAAACAACTCCTCTCATTGAAAAGGTTTGTGCAAATTGTATTAAGGAAGAGAAAGAAGGTAGAGAAGGTTCAAGAATCCCTCAATTGAATGAACCATTGGGTAGAATTATAGAAGTTAAATTAAGATTGTATGGTAATGTATGTAATTTATCATGCTACATGTGTAGGATAAAAGATTCAAGTTCAAGAATAAAACAGACAGAAAAATTAATGCAAATTGATCCTAAGTTTGGTGAGATGCTTGAGTATGATAAGTTGACTGATGAAATGAAACATGGTGGAGTGAATTATAATGTTATAGAAGATATAAAAAAATTAGCACCAAAAATTAAGAAAATATACATCATCGGTGGCGAACCATTTATCATGCCTAGACATTATGAAGTCTTGAATGCTCTCATTGAAACTGGTCAGGCAAAAAATATAGTCTTAAAGTATCATACAAATCTTACAAAATTAGAGTGGGAGGGGAATAATATATTTGATTATATAAAAAAATTCAAAGGATGTGAAATTAATTGGTCACTTGAAGCTTTAGGAGAACGTAATAATTATATAAGATTTGGATCAGAATGGGAATCAAACCTAAAAAATTATTATAAGGTAAAGAAATATGCACAAGTTTGGGGAAATGTATGCACATCATCTTTATCAATTTTATCTCTTCATAAGACTATAGAATGGATGAAGAATGAAGGACTTGGTTACTCATTTAATAATATTCAAGAACCTAGACCATGTAGGATTGATTCACTTCATCCCAAAATAAGAGAAAAACTTTTACCAATGTATAAGGGCACAACCATAGAGAGTTCCTTGTCAGCAGAGATAGAAAATTGGGAGGAGAGATGGGATGAACTATTGAGATATCTCAAGGCACTTGACAAAGTAAATAAAACAGACTACACTAAGGTATTCCCAGAACTTGTAATGTAATTATGAAAATTGGTATTGTTGGGCATGGTCAAGTTGGACAAGCAGTGGCAAAATTATATTCTGAAATAGATACTTCAAAGTCTTGGTTTAGTTTTGATAAGATACTCATCTATGATCCATATCAGGATATGTTGGATGACATATCTGACGTAGATATATTGAATGTTTGTATACCATACACTGAAGATTTTGTATCAATAGTAAAAGATTTACCAATTCCAAATTGGTATACAGTCATACATTCTACTGTGCCTGTAGGAACGACAGAAAAATTTGGACATAAATTTTTACATTCACCTGTAAGAGGAGTACATCCAAATTTATATGAAGGTTTGAAAACATTTGTAAAATTTATTGGTGGTGATCAACAACTTGCTGAAGCATACTCAGGACATCTGAAAACTTTAGGAATAGAAACTCACATATGTAAGGATGCAAAGACAACTGAACTCTCAAAGTTAGCAGACACTACCTACTATGGATTGTGTATAGCATTTACATCTGACATGAAAAAATTGTGTGATGAATATAATTTAGATTTTATGGAGGTTATGACAAAGTTTAATCATACATACAATGAAGGTTATAAAAAATTAGGAAAAACTAATGTTGTTAGACCTGTTCTCTACCCCACTGATAAGATAGGTGGTCATTGTATTATTCCTAATGCTAAATTATTACCAAGAACTAAATTGATTGATGGATTGTTAGACTATGAGTGACTTTACGCTTCAAGAGTATAGAAAAATAATCAAACACCACAAGCACAGGGTGTGTGATTTCTATGATTCACTAAAGAGAGATCAATGGACAGTGCTTAGACATGATGTGGAATTTGTTCCTAGCAGAGCGTTTGAGTTGGCAAAGATTGAAAAGTTTTATGGTGTATCCGCCAGTTATGTCTTTCAAGTTAGATCGAATGCATACAATATTTTCTCTACTCGCAATAAACATTTGATAAAAAATCTTAGAATACTTGGTGCAAAAATAGGACTACATGTATATGTTGGTGATGTATGGGATTGGAGATCTCTTGAAAAAGAAATACAATCACAAAGAAGAATTTTTGAAGATGGTTTAGAAATGCATTGTGATAGATTTAGTTTTCATAGACCACCTGATTGGGTATTAGAAAATAGAGCAGATTTTATTGGTGGGATGTTGAACATGTATGGATCTAGTTTCTTTGAATATGACCCAGAACCAAGTAACATAAAATATATTGCTGACAGTAGACACGAGTGGAATTATGGTAGTCCTTATACTAATCATCCTAAAATACAACTAAGCATGCACGTAGATGAGTGGTCTGATAAAGAAACAAATCATTGGGACAATATAAAGGAGGAACATTCAGAAGAATTTAT